TGGTATTTCGCGACGGCGAACTAATTTTAGATACGAAAAAAATTTGAAAGTTTTAATTAAGTGATTACTAACCCCGCACACCAATCAATCAACCAGCTTGCCGCGTTAACGGGGAAGGCTGCGCAGACCGTTCGAAAGCGGTTGATAGGTCTGGAACCTGTTGAAAAGCGCGGCGCAGCAATTATCTATGACACGCGTCAAGCCTTGCCACTAATTTACGAGGCTGGTGTTGGTCTGGCTGACGCCAACAATTATGAAGTCGAAAAGGCACGCAGCGAAAAGAACCGCGCCGACAAGTTAGAAATGGAAAACGCGAAAACCCGTGGTGACTTCATTGACCGGGCTGACGTAATCGCTGCCCTTCAGAAATCGTTCGCAGCGGTCCGGGCTAAATTGCTGGCGATACCAACGAAGGCTGCACCTGTGGTCATCACCCTGGGCGATATACCGTTGGCACAGCGGGCATTGAAAAAATTCATTCACGACGCCCTTGACGAATTGGCATATGACGGCGTTGAAGTTGACAGCGATGATTGAATTGTTGCGCACTGCGTTTCAGGTTTTCAAACCGCCACCGGTGATGACAGTTTCACAATGGGCGGACGCGGAACGCAGGTTGTCACCTGAAGCCAGCGCCGAACCGGGGCGTTGGGATACCAGCCGCGCGGAGTATCAACGCGGGATGATGGACGCAATCAGCGACCCGTTAAATCACACCGTCGTGGTCATGTCGTCGGCACAAATAGGTAAAACGGAATTTATTAATAACGTGGTCGGGTTCCACATGCACCAGGACCCGGCACCGATTTTGTTAATTCAGCCGACTTTGGAAATGGGCGAGGCTTGGTCAAAAGACAGACTTGCGCCAATGCTTCGCGATACCCCTGCGCTGTCAAATTTGGTGCAGGATGCAAAGGCGCGCGACAGCGGCAACACGATAACGCACAAAACATTTCCGGGTGGTCACATTACTGTCGCCGGTGCGAACAGTTCAGCGTCGTTGGCATCGCGTCCGGTGCGGGCGGTCCTGTGCGACGAAGTTGACAGATACCCGGCAAGCGCTGGCACCGAAGGCGACCCGATAAAACTTGCCGCGAAACGGTCAACAACATTCTGGAATAGAATTCTAATTTTGGTGTCAACGCCGACCATGAAAGGTCTGTCAAGAATTGAAACCGCGTTTGAAGAATCTGACAAACGCTATTTTTTCGTTCCTTGCCCGGACTGCGGCGACCATCAAATTCTAGTTTGGAAAAATGTCACATGGAAAAAAGACAACCCGACGTCGGCAATTTACAGCTGTGAATTTTGCGGGTCGATTTGGAATGATGTTGTGCGGTGGCGCGCTGTGTCTTTGGGCGAATGGCGGGCAACGGAACAGTCAAAAGGAATTGCAGGGTTTCACATTAATGAAATCTATTCACCGTGGGTAAAACTTGCCGACATGGCGACTGAATTTTTGAGTGCGAAGAAATCGCCGGACACCCTGAAAACTTTCATCAATACGTCGCTTGGTGAAACATGGGAAGACCAAGGCGAAAGCGTTGACGACACCGGGCTAATGGAACGCCGCGAACCATATGAAATCGCCCCGGCCGGTGTGGCTGTTTTGACATGCGGTGTGGACGTCCAGCCTGACCGCCTTGAATATGAAATTCTAGGTCACGGTGTGGACGGCGAAACGTGGGGCATGGGTCACGGTATTATTTACGGCGACCCGAATGTTTTGAAATCACATGTGACAAAAACAAGCCCGTGGGAGACGCTAGACGCGCAAGTTTTGAAAAAGCTGTTTCCGTCTGACGTCGGCACTGATTTGTGGATTAAGGCGACCTGTATTGACAGTGGTGGACACAACACGCAAGCGGTTTACAAATTTTGCAAAGAACGGGAAAAGTCAGGCGGCGTGTTCGCTATCAAAGGTCGTGCCGGTGACGGTCCGGGTCTTGCTGGCAAGTGGTCGCGCAGCAATGCGGCGAACGTCAAATTGTTTTCGGTCTATGTGGACAAGGCTAAAAATTTGTTGTTCGAAAGGTTATCAATAGAAATCGACGGGCCGGGCTATTGTCACTTTCCGATGACATATGACGCCGATTTCTTCAAACAACTGACCAGTGAAAAGGCTGTCAAGAAATTCCGCGCGGGCGTTGCCTACCGCCAATGGGTCAAGAAAAAAGCCGGTTCGCGGAACGAGGCGCTTGACTGCCGGGTGTATGCGATGGCGGCACTTGAAATTATAGACATTGATTTACAGCTGGAAATGGATAGAATAGCCGCGAAAGCGCACGCCGTCGCCGTTGGTGCGACGCCGGTTGCGGCACAGGGTCGCCGGGTCAGGCGGCAAGGAACAAGGGTTTGACATGGCTGGAATTACACAAGCACAGGCCGACGCGCAGTTGACGCAGTGGCTTGGTGCATTGGACGCCATCGCAGGAAATCAAAGCTACACTATCAACGGGCGGTCACTGACCCGCGCCAATCTGGCAGACGTCCAGGCACAAGTTGACTATTGGGACAAGAAAACGAAAAGCCTGACCGCTGGTGGTCGCCGTGTTCGTTTGGGGACGCCAGTATGAAAAAGTCAGTTGAAGTCAAACGGAATATCGTTGACAGAACCATTGAATACTTCGCACCAGTGACCGGCGCAAAACGATTTCAGGCGCGCGGATTTATGGCGCTTGCTGGTGGCTATACCGGCGCACGAAATGACCGCCGACAAACTTCCGAATGGAACGCTAACACGGGCGACGCAAACGCTGCCCTGTCAGGTGATCTTGTCAGCCTCCGCGAACGGTCGCGTGACCTTGTCCGCAACAACCCAATCGCGCGCGGCGCAATCAATACTGTCGTCACAAATGTCGTCGGTAATGGGCTGCGTTTAAACTCACAAATTGACAGCGATTATTTAGGATTGACCGAAGACGCCGCGCGGGCATGGGAAGCACAAGCGCAACGGTTGTTTGATATATTTTCGACTGAATGTGACCTTTCCGAAGAACTGAATTTTGGTGAACTTCAAGATTTAGTGTTCAGGTCGGCACTAGAATCCGGTGACGATTTTGTTATTCGTCGGATGTTGAAACAGCGCGTGCCGGGTGGACTGTTTAGAACACGGTTGCAAGTCGTTGAAGCTGACCGCGTCAGCAATCCCAATCGCAAAAGCGACAGCGCGTCACTGTCGGGCGGTGTAGAAATTGACCCGGCAACTGGTCGGGTTCTGAATTACCATGTTTCTGACACCCACCCCGGCAACGTTTACAAAACGTCAGCGTCGTGGTCAGCCATTCCGCCGAAGGTCGCGCACGAACGGGTCATATTGCACATGTATCAGCGCTTGCGTCCGGGTCAGACACGCGGCGAACCTTACCTTGCGCCAGTGATTGAAACCCTGAAACAAATTGACCGATACACCGAAGCTGAATTGATGGCGGCTGTTGTGTCGGGGATGCTGTCAGTTTTCGTCAAGACGGAAAGCGCGCAGGGGTTGGCGGCAACTGAACCGACCAGCGAAACCGGCAGCGCGTCGTCAGACAAAGATTTTAAACTGGCGTCGGGCATGATTGTTGACCTGGCACCGGGCGAAGATATTGAAGTTATGAACCCCGGCAGACCGAACCCTGCGTTTGACCCGTTTATGACGGCGATTTTGCGTCAGGTTGGTATCGCCCTTGAAATACCTTTTGAAGTTCTGACAAAGCATTTCACCGCGTCATTCAGTGCGTCACGCGCAGCCCTTGAAATGGCTTGGCAATTCTTCAGCCGTCGCCGTCAGTGGCTTGCTGGTCGCTTCTGTCAACCAACTTATGAATGGGTTATTTCTGAAGCTGTGGCGGCAGGGTACTTGCAAGCACCCGGTTTTTTTGATAACCCTTTAATCAGGCGGGCATACTTGGGCGCTGAATGGGTTGGACCGGCGCGGATTAGTTTGAACCCAATGCAAGACGCGAACAGCGATGAAAAATATATAAACATCGGTGTGAAGACTTTGAAAGATGTTACTGTAGAACGGACCGGCGGCGATTGGGTCAGGGTAACAAAGCAACGCGCCGCAGAAATGAACACCCGTCGCGATTTGGGGTTGACTGTTGACCCCGTTGAAGCTGACGAACCGATTGAACAAAAGGACGCTGAAGAATGACAGCTTTAAATCTAGTCACCGGAACGCCCTGGGCGATCATGGAACCGGCGTTGAAAACGATAACAGAAATTGCCGACCGCGCTGAAATCAGCACAGACACATTGCGCGAATGGAAAGTTGAAGCTGTTGAAGCGGCTGACGGTTCCCGCGCCCGTGCTGGTGGGTTCACGATTCGCGACAGTGTGGGTATCATCAATATTCAAGGGCCGATTTTCCGACACGCGAACATGATGACCAATTTTTCAGGCGCGCAATCGCTGGCTATGTTGGCAAAAGATTTCAACACGGCACTGGCTGACACCGATGTAAACAGCATTTTGTTGAACATCGACAGCCCCGGCGGTCAGGCTGACGGCATTGCTGAATTTGCGGACATGGTATTTGACGCCCGTTCAGTGAAACCCATTGAAGCATTCATTGACGGCAGCGGTGCTAGTGCAGCCTATTGGATAGCCGCAGCCGCCGAAAAAATCACGATTTCAAAAACTGGTTTTGCCGGTTCAATTGGTGTGGTGGCATCTTTTCAGGACACCAGCACCCGCGACGCGGCAACTGGTGTCACGACACTGAAATTCATTTCATCGGTGTCGCCGAACAAACAGCTTGACCCGACAACTGACGCCGGGGCATTAAGTGTTCAAGAAATGGTTGACAGTCTCGCGGCTGTCTTCGTCAATTCCGTTGCAGGGTTCCGGGGTGTGTCCGCTGAAACGGTTTTGTCAAAATTTGGTCAAGGTGGTGTGATGATGGGTGCCGACGCTGTAAGCGCTGGACTTGTCGATGCTGTCGGATCATTTGAAGGGGCGCTGGCGTCGTTAGCGTCTTCACATTCTGTTAGCTTGAAAGGCAATTTGATGACAGAAAACACGACCGCAACACCCGTCGCCGTAGTGGCACAGGTGTTGACACTGGATTCGGTTCGCGCCGATTATCCAGCCATCGCAACGGCGTTCGCTGCCGAAGGTGCCACCGCTGAACGCGGTCGTATTTTGGGCATTGAAGCCAACGCACTTCCGGGCCACGACGCCCTAATCACCACCCTGAAAGCTGACGGAACAACCACGCCTGAACAGGCTGCGGTTCAAGTTCTGAACGCTGAACGCGGCAAAGGTCCGGCGGCAATGGACGCCATCGCGGCAGCTGTTGAAGATGTCCCGGCTGTTGCAGCTGACCCGGTTGTTTCTAAACCGGCAGCTGACGCAAATGCGCCGGTTGAAGAACGGGCAAAAGTTGCTTGGGATTCTGACGCAGACTTGCGGGCCGAATTCGCCAATGATTTTGAATGCTACCTTGCGGGCGCGAAAGCGACTGACGACGGTCGCGCTCAAATCCTGACCAAATAACGGAGGGTCTGAAAAATGACAACCCTTGCTAAAGACACACCCCGGACATATGAAATCGGGGAACGCAACAACATCGGGGTTATTGCTTCCGATGTTATTTATGAAGGTTCCGCCGTTGGCGACAACGGGTCAGGTTATGCCCGCCCGCTGGTTGCTGGCGACCCTTTCCTTGGCTTCGCAAAAGTCAAAACCGACAACAGCGCCGGTGCAGCTGGCGACCTGAATGTTGAATTGCACACTGAAGGTCGGGTTTCACTGGCTGTTTCTGGTGCGGTCATCACTGACGTCGGTCAACCGGTTTACGCAAACGACGACAACGCGTTTTCGTTCATTGGTACCGGCGGCACTTTCATCGGTTATATCACCCGGTTTGTTTCGGCTGGTGTGGCTATCGTGGCATTCAACACTGAAAACAGTGTTGACCCGTTCGGCCTTGGTGTTAAAGAAACGCTTGCGGGCGCAACTTTGACCATTGACGCACAGGACGTCAGCAAGACGATTTTCTGCGAAGTGACAACCGTTATCACATTACCAGTGACAGCGACCGCCGGTCAGAACATCACCTTTGTCAATGCTTCGGCTGACGGTGTTGGCGAAATCAGTCTTGACCCTGCGGCAGCTGATAAAATCATGGGGCCGAACCTTGCGGGCGTTGATAATAAAGATTTGATCAACACACTTGCAACGGCGAAGCGCGGCGATTACGTCACTGTTTCATCTGGTCACGCTGACGGCTGGCAAGTCACAGCAATCAACGGTGTTTGGGCAGCTGAAGCCTAAAACCAACATTGACCCAAACACAGGCTAGAAAAAGGAAACGAAAAATGAGCGCACAAGGTCTTAGCAGCCGTGCAATTATCGGCATGTATTTTCAGCGTTTAGAAATGAACGTTGGAATGGGTTGGATTGACAAGGTGACAAACCTGTTCAATTCCGACCAAGAATCGGAAACCTACAAGTGGCTTGGTCAATCCCCGCAAATGCGCGAATGGATTGGTGGACGTAACGCCAAAGGCTTCCGCGAAAACGGAATCACGATTGTCAACAAACATTTTGAAGCAACGCAAGAAGTGCAAGTGTCTGAAATGCGTCGTGACAAAACCGGTCAAATCCGTATTCGCATGAACGAACTTGCCGACCGCACCAATTCGCATTGGGCAAAGTTGCTGTCAACGTTGTTGATGAACGGAACATCAACGGTTTGTTATGACGGTCAGTTTTTCTTTGACACTGACCACGAAGAAGGCGACAGCGGTGTTCAGTCTAACGACATTACCGTTGATATTTCAGCGCTTGCCGTTACAAATCACGGTGTGGTCACTGCGCCTTCTGTTGGTGAAATGCAAAAGACTATTTTGCAGGGCATTCAGCAAATCTACGGTTATAAGGATGACCAGGGCGAACCAATCAACGAAACCGCCCTTGAATTTCTGGTCATGGTGCCGGTTTCATTGCTAAATACGGCATTGGCTGCGGTTGCCCTGCCGATGATTGACAACGGTGAATCAAACGTCATTCCAGCGACCGGAATGAACATTTCAGTCGTGTCAAATGCACGTCTGACTTGGACCGATTCACTGGTTGTTATTCGGACTGACGGCAACATTTCGCCGTTCATCCGTCAGCAAGAAACCGAAGTTGGCCTGAAGGTGAAAGCGGAGGGGTCAGAATACGAATTTGACAACGACGCACACCAATACGGTGTTGACGCTTGGCGCAATGCTGGGTATGGCATGTGGTCCGGTGCCTGTTACGTCACCATGATCTAAAGTCGGTCTAAATCGCCCCTGCCTTGAACGGGTGGGGGCGTCACCATTTAAACAAGGGGTTTTGACATGCGAGTTTTTCGAACATTAGCAATTCTAAACATGGCTGCGGGCAGTATCGTTACAATCAACGATGACCAAGCGCGACGACGCAAGCACGCGCTGAAAGAACTTGAAACATTCGACGGCGGCGGACGGTTTGAAGCCAGCGCGCCAGTGCAATTCAAAATCGGTGAAATCTTGGGTATTCATTCCGCCGTTGATCGTGGGGCAATGCAAAACCTTCAGGAACTTGGCCCGGACGGTGAACCGCTGGTTGACGACACCGAAGGCGAAGACGACACCGAAGGCGAAGACGACACCGAAGGCGAAGACGAAGCCCCGGCAGCAACGCCACCGGTCGCCCCTGTGGCCCCTGTGGTCCCTGCAACGCCACCGGTCGCCCCTGTAGCCCCCACAACGCCACCGGTCGCCCCTGTAGCCCCCACAACGCAAGACGTGTTTGAAGAAGACGTTAACGGTGTACCGTTTGACGCCGAACTGCACTATGCCAACAAGCGCAAAGACGAAAACGGCGCTTGGCTGGTCAAAAAGGTTTAACGGACAATGGCGGCGGAATCATCAACGGACCGGGCTGCGTTCTTTGGCGTTGATGATTTCGGCGTTGCTGCCCTGTGGAAAGGTGCCACGACGGTCAACGGGATATTCGACAACGAATTTTTCGACGCCCTGACCGATTCTGAAGTGCCGATTGAATCCGCACAATTGATTTTTGTCACCCGTTCCGCAGACATTCCCGGCGCTGTGCATGACGATTCACTGGTAATCGACGGCACGACATACGCGGTCAAAGGTGTGCAACCTGACGGCACAGGGCTGACCGCCTTGGTTCTGGAGAAGCAATAAATGGTTGACCATGTAAGGAAACAAATTCGCGACGCTGTCGTTGTTCTGGTCACAGGTCTGACGACAACCACCACCAACGTGTTCCCGTCGCGGGTTCACCCTATTCAAGATTCAGAAGTGCCGGGCCTATTGGTTTACACGAAAGACGAAAGTTCAGGACCGCAAACAATGACCCACCCGCGTTCGATAGAACGGAACCTTGAACTGGTCATTGAAGGCGTCGCAAAAAGCAACACGGCGCTTGACGATACGCTTGACACTATCGTGAAAGAAGTTGAAACCGCGATTGCTGCCGACACTACAATCGGCGGGCTGGTCAAAGACGCGACGCTGTCACTGATTGAAACCGGGCTGACCGGCGACGCGCAAAACCCGCTTGGCAATGCAAGGATGACATTTGCAGTGGAATACTATATTAAAGAAAACAACGTCACTTTGGCAACATAGGTGCAGACATGGTTTTAATGGTTCCCCCTGGTAAAAAATCCCCACCTGTGGACGTGCTGCCGGTGAATGTGGACGTAATGACACGCAGAAAATGGAAGCTGGTTAGTCCGGCGGCAACTGAAGAAAAGGTGACAGATAATGGCGAATCATAAAGGTTCTGAAGGTCTTGTAAAAATCGGCGTCAACGACGTTGCTGAACTGGTGTCATGGGCGTATGACGAAACAGCCGCGACTATCCCTGATACAATTCTAGGTGACGCAGCCGCGACGCACAAAACCGGCGAAACCAGTTGGACCGGAACCATGGAAGTTCTTTGGGATGAAGCCGACACCACCGGTCAGGGTGCTATGACAATCGGTGCTTCGGTCACTGTCGAATTTTACCCTGAAGGCGACGCCAGCACCGACGTCTACAAAACCGGCACGGCAACAGTCACGTCAATCGGCGCGCGTGCTGACAACGGCACAATGGTTGAAAATTCATTCGGCCTGACCGGCAACGGCGCACTAGCTGACGGGACTGTTGCTTAATTTTTAACATTTAACTGAAGGGGTTAAATTCATGTCTGAAGCTATGGACAAATTCAAGGCTTATTCCGCAAGTATGGAAACGGTCAAACTTGAAGTTCCTGAAATCGAGCTGACAGTTTACGCCGAAGCTATGACGCTGAAACAACGTCGCGAATTGCTGGCAAAAACGGCCAACGAAGACGCGTTCACGTCAGCAATCACAACTGTGATCATGCTTGCTCTTGACGAACAGGGCGAACGCATGTTTACGATTGAAGACAAACCGAAGTTGTTGCGCTTCAAAGGAATCAGCAACGCGATTGCCCGCCTAGGGGGCGAATTGATGGACGCGCATTCCGTGGCTGACCCTTTGGAACCATCCAAGGCGACGGAAACTTAAAACTTTCTATGGCCTTGGCGCTTCGGCTGCACTGTTCGCTGGATGATGTTTTAAATTTGCCATATAGTCAATTTCAGTTATGGATTGCCTATTTTGAATTAGAAAGCGAGAACGATGGTTAAACCGGTTCGAATTCCGATCACAGCGACGGACAAGACCGGTCGCGCTTTCAATTCTGTCAAGGGTCGGTTGAACGGTCTGAACAGCGGTCTGATTCGAATGGCTGGCGCACTTGCTGGCATCGGTTTAGCCAAAGGTCTAATTGACACCCGTGTTGAATTCGAAAACATGAACGCCAGTTTGACCACCGTGACCGGGTCGGCTGAAGCGGCTGACGTCGCGTTTGCTAAACTAAAACAATTCGCGTCAACCACACCGTTCAGCTTGGCACAGTCAACACGGGCGTTTATTCAACTGAAGGCGCTTGGTCTGGACCCTAGCACTGCCGCGCTGCGGTCATACGGCAACACAGCTTCAGCCATGGGAAAAAGCATGTCGCAAATGGTTGAAGCCATTGCCGACGCCACCACGGGCGAATTTGAACGACTGAAAGAATTCGGCATTAAGTCAAAATCTGAAGGCGACAAAGTGACGTTCACTTTTCAGGGTGTGACAACGACGGTTGGTAAAAACGCCAAAGAAATTGAAGGGTTTTTGCGCGGGATTGGTGACGTTCAATTTGCTGGTGCGATGGAACGGCAATCTGCCACGCTTGGCGGTGCGCTGTCGAACCTGTCTGATGGCTTTTCAATATTCGCAAACGCTATCGGCGAAAAAATACTTCCGGCGCTGGAAGTGTTCGCTCGGTTCCTTGGTGGCGCGTTGGTTCAGGCCGCTGAAAACTTTAGTCGTGGGTGGGTTAAAACGCGCAATTTCATTGTTGAAGGTACTGTTGTTATTCTTGACCGGTTGCAGTCACTTTACGAAGCGATGGGTACAATTCCTGACGCGATTGGCGGCGGTGTATTCCGGGCATATGCCAACGCTTTGAAAAACATGAAAACGTCGTTGATTCAAACCCGTCTGGAATTCAAACCGTTCAAAAAATCGGTGGAAGAACTGGACACTGTGATGGTCCCGTTCCATGCCGGAATGGAACGGTTGAACCGTGAGGGTTCGCAAGGTGTGGACATTTGGCAAGACCTAGCCGGGACCTGGTCGAACGCTACTGTTGAAGGCGAAGAATTGGGCCGATTGTCCGCTGACCTTGACAAAAAATTCAAAGACCTGAAAGACAGTTCTGACGCTGTCGGTCAGGCTGGTGCCAGTGCGTTTGAAGATTACGTTTTTGGGGCTAAATCAGCATCGGAGGCAATTAAGGCGTTAACCTTGGACATTGCCAAAATGGTGTTTCAAAAACAGGTTTCAAAACCGTTGGCGGGTGCTATTTCAAGTGGGATTGATTCGATTGATTTTGGTGGTTTCTTTGTTGGGGGTGGTCGCCCACCCGCTAACCGTCCGTCAGTGGTTGGCGAAGACGGGCCGGAATTGTTCATTCCCGATTCAGCCGGAACAGTCATTTCAAATTCAAAAGCGTTTGGCAGCGGTTCACCGATGGCAAGCAACAGCAACACGATGACTGTGCAAGTGATTGACCAGCGTGCAGCGTCGGCACCGGCAGTCGAACAACAGCGCGGGCGTGGTCCTGACGGCGACCAGTTCGTGCGAATAATCATTCGCGACGAAGTGTCAAAGGGGTTTAACGATGGCGGATTTGACAGAGACTTGCGAACAAATCACGGCGTCAATCGTGTCGGGGGTGTGGGCTAATGGCTGACGCATGGCCCGGCACGCTGCCGCAAACGGTCCTGAATGCCGGGTATAGCGAAACGGTGCCTGACACGTTGCTGCGGTCTGCTATGGACACCGGACCGGCAAAAGTTCGGTCGCGCTTTACTGTGGGCATTCCTGAATTCAAATACCCTGAAATAATGACGACGGCACAGGTTGCCACGCTGGACACGTTTTATAAAACGACGCTTGGCAACGGTGCGCTGCCGTTCACATGGGTCAACGCGCGAACCGGCGCGGCTGCGGATTTCAGGTTTTTAAAACCGCCGACATATGACGCCATCGGTGCGGGTAATTACCGGGTCATGTTGTATCTTGAGATTCTACCATGAGTAGGACGCTAAGTGGTCCAGCTGTCGCCGGGTTAATGGCACAACAAACCGCTGAAGTTTATTTAGAATTGCTGACGATCACGCATGACGATTTAGCCGCGCCGCTGTACTTCGTGAACAACACCACCAACGTAACCAGCCGGGGCAACGAATACATCGCGTTTCCGTATAAATTAATATTGCCGCAGGACAGCGAAGAAACCATGCCGCGCACGACGTTGCAAATTGACAACGTTGACCGGCAAATTGTTGACACTATCCGGTCAATATCGTCACCGCCAAGCCTGTCAATTGAAATTGTGCTTGCGTCGTCGCCTGACACCGTCGAACTGGAAGCGTTGGGAATGCGACTTGAACAAGCTAAATACGACGTAATGGAAGTCACCGGCGCGCTGGTGTTTGAAGACATTTTAAGTCAGGCGTTTCCTAGTCACAGGTTTGACCCGTCAACAACCCCGGCGATTTTCTAATGGTCGCCCCGGCTTGGTGTGAAAAATACATCGGGGTTCCGTATGACAACCGGGGCCGGACAATTCAAGGCGTTGATTGTTGGGGTCTGGCGATGGTCGTTGAACGGGCTGAACACAACGTTGTTATTCCCGATTATAATGTTTACTACACGACCCGGCGCGACGCTGAAGACGTCGGCGAACAATTGGTTGCAGAACGCGACGCAGGGCTGTGGTTAGAAATTGACGACGGTGAACAGAAATGTTTTGACCTGGTCTTGCTTCGGTCTATGGGTTTTCCGATTCATGTCGGTGTGGTAGTGGACCACGAATGGATGTTGCATATTGAAAAAGGCGTTGATTCTTGTCTTGAAAAATATAACGGTCTAATATGGCGAAACCGTAATATGGGGTTCTATCGTTATGTTGGATAAAGCACTGGTTGAAACCGGACAAACGCGAATTCACGCGGCACCGCACCCGTTCTCAAATAAACAGGTCAAAAAGGTTGTTCTTGCCGGTTCCACGGTAACGGAAATTATTGCGGGCGTGGGCATCACCCACCCGGTGATGATGGCCCATTGTGTCGTTTTCGTCGGCGACAATAAAATTGACCCGAAATATTTTAAAACATTACGCCCGAAACCCGGCACGCTGATAACTGTGCGGGCTGTCCCTGCCGGTGGTGGTGGCGAAGGTGGCAAGTCACCGTTGAAGCTGATTGCCATGGTCGCGATTATGGTGATTAGTGCGGGCGCGGCTAGTGCTTTCGCGACTAGTCTCGCACTGTCGGCAACCGGTGCCGGTGTGGCTACGGCGTCACAAGTGGCCCTTGCGGGCATGGTCATCAAAGGCGCTGTTTCAATCGTCGGCAATCTGGTAATGAACGCGCTTATTCCGCCCGCGTCGCCGCAAGGTCTGTCGCAAATTGGCGGGTCAGAACGCACGTCGCCGACGTTGTCAATCACTGGCAGTTCAAACCGCATGACGCCGTTCAGTGTCATTCCGCGTCCGTATGGCACGCACAAAATATTTCCACCGCTTGCGGCTGTGCCGTTCACCGAAACAATCGGTGATGACCAATATATGCGAATGTTGTTTTGTTTCGGGATTGGGCCGCTTGACCTGACCGACTTGCGAATTGGCACGTCGTCAATCGAACAGTTTGAAGATATTGAATATAATTATTTCGATGGCAGCGAAGCATATGATTTTTCAATCTACACAAATATTGTAAAACAAGACGCCTATTCGATAACTGTCACCGAAGCGGGCGGCGCGCAAACCGTGACGACACAACTTGACGCCGACGAAATTTCACTTGACTTGCAGTTTTCCGGGTTGGTGTCATTCACCGACACGCAGAAACGCAACGAAAAAGAAGTTGAAGTAAAGGTTGAATATAGACCAACCAGCGGCGGCGCGTGGGTGATTGTCGGCAGTGACGACGGCATTAATTCGGCGGTCACAGATATTTCGGCACAGGCTGAAGTCAGCGAACAATACACTGTCGAAACGGGGTTCGGCAGTGAAATTCGCACCCGAATTCTTGTTCCTAAAGCGTTCAAATCTGTCACCACCAATTTCAGAGACAACGGAATTTTAGCAGGTGGGTTGATCACAAGTAACGCGTTGGGAACTATCACCACGGCGGGATTTGCTGACCCGGCAAACAACGGCACGTTCAACGTCACGTCGGTCGGTGATCACGAAGTGCGCGTGTCAAGTCAGTTGGTTGACGAAGCGGCGGGCGCGTCGGTCACGATGGCGACTGAACGCACCGGCGGCAACCTGTTTTTCAGAGACAAAAGTGAACAAGTCATTCGCCGGGCTGTGCCAATCAAGACAGGGTCACGCGACATTTATGACGTCAGGGTGACACGAATCACCGTTGACGACGTAGCTGACACCATCCGGTCAGAATTCACGATTTCAGCGGTCCGCACAATTACATACACTGATCCGGTTATAAAAACCGGTTTGGCAATGCTTGAACTGAAAATCAGGGCGACCGACCAGCTGAACGGCGTGGTCAATGAATTGTCGGGCGTGGTGACGTCCAGACTGCCCAAATGGACCGGGTCGGCGTGGTCGGCACCTGTTGCGACCAATAACCCCGCGTGGGCCTATGCGGACGTCCTACGGGGTGATGCAAACATTAAGGCGCTGGCTGACACCAGAATTCACGGCGATGACCTGTTGACCTGGGCGAATGCGTGCGACGTGCTTGACCAAGACGGCAAACCGATGTTTGAATTCAATGCAATTATTGACTACCCGACAACTGTTTTTCAAATGCTGAATGACATTGCGGCAGCTGGTCGCGCGTCCAGGGCGTCGAATGACGGCAAGTATTCGGTGGTTCGCGACGTTGCCCAAACAACACCGATTCAAATGTTTTCACCGCGCAATTCAACCGGGTTCACTGGCACCAAAATGTTCCTTGACCAGCCGCACGCGCTGAAGGTCAAATTTGTTGACCCGGATTCAGAATGGAAACAGCGCGAAGTTATTGTTTATGATGACGGTTACGACGTCAGCAATGCGACCAAATTTGAACCAATGGAATTGTTCGGCTGCACCAGCGCCGGTCAGGCATGGCGTCAAGGTCGGTATTTCATCGCGGCGGCAAAACTGCGCCCTGACATTTACAGTCTGAATGTGGACATTGAAAATCTAGTTTGCACCCGTGGCGATTTGGTCAGGGTTCAGCATGACGTCACACGGTGGGGTCAGACAACCAACCGAATCAAAGCTGTCACGCTGGACGGCGGCGGTGACGTCACGGGGTTGACCCTTGATGACTATATCACCATGGAATCGCCGACTGTTTACGGTGTGCGAATTCGACTTGCGACAGGGGTTCAGGTTAGCGCGACGCCCGACTTGGTTGTTGGCACAAATAACACGTTGGTATTCACAACGGTGATTGCGGCAGCAAACGCACCGGCGGTCGGCAACTTGGTCATGTTCGGTGAAACCAACGCCGAATCGGTTGAACTGTTAGTCAAGGAAATATTCCCCGGTCCTGACTTTTCCGCCAGGCTGCGGTTGGTGGATGCTGCGCCCGGTGTGCATACGTCTGACACCGGAACAATCCCGGTTTACACGGCGCAAGACAGCGCCGACCCTGAAGACACAAAACCGGCGGCAGTTGAAAACCTGACAGCGACCGAAGAATCAACAAAGGTGTCGGGGTCGTATGTTTACCGGGTCAACATGACCTGGACAGCGCCGCTAGGTTATTACGGCAGCACATACGAGGTTTACACCCGCAACGGGGCGCGGTGGGTCTTGCAAGACGTCATCACCGGCACGTCATACAGTTTCACCAATCTGTCACGCGGCGACGTCGTTTATTTTGCCGTGGTCGCGGTGTCACCTAAAGGTTCGAAACTTGAAATTATCAACGCACCAAACATCACGCACACGGTCGTCGGTATTTCACCGGCTGACGTGTCAGGGCTGTCGGCGTCAATACGCGATTCGACAATCAGCCTGAAATGGACAAACGACGTCGGCGTTGATCACTGGCGCGTCAGATATTCGCCGGACATTGCGGGCGTTGTTTGGGGGTCGGCAATCGACCTGTCAACAACCGTTCGTTCGCCGCAGTACGAAGACGCCGCGCGGGTCGGAACGTACCTGGTCAAAGCTGTGGACGTTGACGGATTTGAAAGCGACAACGAAACATCTGTTGTGACAACTGCCGCCGGTCTGAACGCGTTGAATGTCGTGTCAACGCAAAACGAACACCCGACATTTACCGGTGCTAAAGTTGACACTGACGCCGTTGACAGTCGTCTGAAACTTTCAACGACCGGCACGTTCGACGCGACCGCCGGAAACTTTGACGACGCGCCCGGATTGTTCGACGCTGGCGTTGGCACCATTGCGTCAAGCGGTTCGTATGAATTCGCAGATTATATTGACTTGACCGCTGTGTTCACGTCGCGTGTCACCGCAAGCATTAAATCAACGGCGGTCGATTCGCTGAACCTGTTTGACAGTGCAACCGGGTCATTCGACGCCCGCACCGGAACATTCGACGGCGAAGTGCCAAGCGACGTTGATGTTGTGTTGCAAATTTCCACGACTGACGATGACCCTGCGGGCGCGCCTGTTTGGTCTGATTTCGCACCGTTCGTTGTTGGTGATTACGCCGCGCGGGCATTTAAATTCAAAGCTGTGTTGACTTCGTCAAACGGTTATTTAACGCCGTCAATTGAAGAACTAACCGTGACAATCGACATGCCTGACCGTGTTGCTGGTGATGACGACGTTGCGATTGACGCGGGTGGCACAGCTATAACATTCGCCCCGGCGTTTAAGGTGAAGCCAGCAATAGAAATCACCGCTGAAAATATGGCGACTGGCGATTTCATGGTTCGGTCGTCGGCGTCAGCAACCGGGTTCACTGTGCAGTTCAAGAACTCAGCGGGTGTGGGTGTGGGTCGAACTATTGATTGGGTTGCAAAAGGCTATGGCGCTGTGTCATAGTGCCGGAATATTGAAAGGTTGACGAATGAGCCAGCATGACTATGTAATTGCCGATCAGGCATTCCCAGCGACGCGCGCAGATTTGAATCTGGCGTTTCAAGCGCTGGCATCCGACAACAAAGGTTCAACGGCACCGACGACAAAATATGTCGGAATGAATTGGCTTGACGACGCCGCGACGCCTTGGGTGTTGAAACGGTGGGATGGCACGAATTGGGTCACGCAGTACAGTGTCAATGCGTCAACAGGTGTTGTGACGTGGCTTGGTGCTGGTGCGTTTTCAGGCGGCGTGGTTATATCCGATGCTACCAGTGCGCGACTGACACTTGATGACACAGGCGGAAAAAGTTGGTCACTTTCGTCTAGCTCGGATGTTCTGACTTTCGGCGTCACTGGCGTGGCTAACCATTTAACATTAAGTTCAACCAGTGCGATATTTGATGATACTGTTTACATTGGAGACACGGCCAACAGCAATATGACGCAAGGCCTGACGATCAATCAAGGCGCGAATGACGACCAAGCCTTTGCCCTGAAATCTTCTGACGTTGCTCACGGTGTTACTGGGACAACAGAGACAGACACATTCCTGCAAATTCAAAAGGGTGGCGCAAGTACAGGGGGCGTTAATATACAATCCCTTGGCACTTCCTCTGTGTCTATGACATTGAATGCTGTTGCGGCTACAGAGATAACCACAGATACGTCATCATCTGGCGGCACGTTTGATATTTCCGCATATAAAGCGAACGGAACAAGCGTAACATCGTTCGGCGCAACGGCTAACATTTTCACAATTGAGAACCTTATCACAACCCGCCTATTGCTTAAAGGAAACGGCGACCTACATGTGACTAATACCACGATTGCTGCATTGGATCACGAAGATGACGCTATGCTCATGCGGCAACTTGACTACTCGGCAAGCCCTCGTGGCATTGTTGAAACAGAGTGGGATAGGTTCGTAGAACGCAACGACACCCGCCTAAAAGAACTTGGCGTGCTGTCTAGCGAAAATGATTTCATAGTCGTTCAACCTTGGATGAAACTTGCAAACGGTGCGATCTGGCAACAACGCGCGATGTTTGAAACCCTGCGGAAAACCCTTGACGAAATGGTGCCGGGTTTCGGAATGAAATTGGCGAATGCCCTGACCGCAAACAAACTTCCAACATTAGGAGCAATATAAAATGGCACTTAAAATCACGGTTCCACTACAAGGCGGTGCAAGTCAGGCCAACGGTTATGTTCGTGTGACTGACGTTCGCGCGTGTAAAAAAGACGGCGAAACCGAATGGTTTTTAATGGTTGACGTGGCTTGTTATAAAAACGCGACAGCCCGCACCGAAAGTTCACGATTACAAGCCCCGACAATGGACAAACACAAGTTCGCGTTTGACCCTGCGACCGACGACGCCAGCGTTGCGGGTGCATATGCTGCGCTGAAGTCACTTGATATTTATTCGGCAGCTGTTGACGTAAACTAATTTAATAAACTAGGGGTGTGAAATGACCGGCAGACAGGTAAATCCACAGTGCATAATCGACGCAATATCAATGCAACGCGACCGGGCTATGTCCGGTGAAATTCAGGCGTGTGTCGAACGCGACGACGCGCGTGAACAAATCGTTGCGCTGACCGCCGAACTGGAAGCTGCTAAAAAGCCGCTTCCAAAAGCTGCTAAAAAGAAGGCGTCACAATCGTGACTGAAGTTGACGCAGAAAAGCGCGTTGCCGATAAACAGAACGCCGATCAATATGTGACCCGGCACCAAGCACACGAAATCGGAAAACGTGCCGCCATCGCCGCGACCCATGAAATTTTTCAGCTGTTAGGCCATGACCTATCCAACCCTGAATCGACCATTCAAATTCAGGTTGATAACGCATGGGTCAGACGTCAGCGAACGGCAAATGAAACGATGGTCAAGCAAATGCGGAAATCAGTCATTGCAGCTGTGACGGTCGGGTTGCTGGCTGCGTTGTGGCTTGGCATTCAGGAAATATTGAAAGCGAAAACCGGTGGTTGACCCGTCGCAATTCCGGTCGTTGGTCGTTGTTGACACCCTGATAAAAATGGGCATGTGGTCACAGGCGTCTGAAAATTTACTTGTCGGAACTGCGTTGGTTGAAAGCAACCTGACATATATTAAACAGCTTGGCGGTGGTCCGGCGGTCGGGTTTTTCCAAATGGAACCGAACACCGCGATTGACATTGCGAACCGATATATGACCCACCGCGAACAACTTGGCGACAGGTTTGCACGCGCTGTGAATGTTATTTCAAGCACCAGCATTGATTGGGGCAACGTCAACGGTCACGACTTGGTGACGAAGTTGATTTGCGATATGCGGTTCGCTTGTGCGATGGCGCGGTTGCGTTATTGGATGGTGTCGGCACCGTTGCCCGACGCTGACGACATTGAAGGTCTGGCGCAGTATTGGAAAGACCACTACAACACCGCGCAGGGCGCTGGAAAAGTTTCTGATTTCATTGAAAAATACAGGGATAATTGACCATGAAAAAATTTATTGTTTTGACAGCTGTTGCACTGGTGTTGTCTGCGTGCGCCAGTATGGACCCGTACAAACCAGCCCCGACGACCTGTGAAGGTATTGACGCCGAACGCGTCACCATCGCCAAGAAACTGAAAATTGAATCACAGGCGTCAGCCCTTCGCAAATGGGGAATGATGCTTGTGGGTGCCGTGGTCAACCCGGCTGCGGCTGTTGTTGCCGCACCGCTGGTTTGGAACTTGGACATTGACACAACCGGCGAACGCAAGCGCAGCGACCTGTTGTGGATTGCTGGCGACCGTATGGGCTGCAAATAATGGTTGACCTTTGCGACGTTTTCGAATCCTGCGTTGACACCTATAACAACGAACCGACATTTCAGGCGGCTGGCGTTGAAGTTTTACACAGTCAAATCGGCACCACAGACTTGCTTGCGTTCCGTGGTACCAGCGACGCAGCTGACGCAATCAAAGACCTTCGCGCTATGCCGTGGGCGTCACCGGTTGGAATGACCCATAGCGGGTTTTACAAGTCGGTCAAGCTGGTTTGGGCTGACCTATTGCCGATCATCGCCAACGGACGCCCGACCATCCTTGCAGGGCATTCTAAGGGCGGCGCAGAGGCGACGATCACGGCGGCACTGGCAGTCAATGCCGGGTTCGTTCCGTTGTCGTTGGTGACGTTCGGTTCGCCCCGGTGCGGGTTCAGTCAAATGGTGCGGGTTCTAAAGCCTGTGCCAATCAAACGGTATGTCAACGCTGAAGACGCCGTGCCGGATCACCCGTGGCCCCTGTGGGGGTATCGCCACCCGTGCGAAGCGTTGGTGATTGGTGAAACGCAAGGGCGCTATGATGACCACATGCTTGAATCTGGTTATGGTGTCAGCCTGGGGTTTCGTTAGTCTGCCGACGTTCAATAAACCGTTCAGGATTGCCGCCGAATTTATCAATTAAATATGTTCTGACGTCGTCGGTTTGCAGCGCTGTCAAAAAATTAATCAATTCGGTGATTTGGTTTTTCGGGATCAACATGTGCTGCGATTTTTCGCCAGCTTTACCGTTGCCAATAAACACCCGTATTCCGTCGCCGTCCGTGCATTCGAAAGCCAGACAGTTTTCCGACCCGCGCCCAAAATAATAAACGTCAGGTACAGGCATCGTATAACGCTTCTGCGTGCAATGTCAGCCCGTGAGCGATTCGTGGGTCAGTTTGTTTTTCCGCTTCTGTCATAATCAAATCATATTTGTAATCTGCGTATGCTGACGCGGCCTGGTCAACGCTTTTGAAAAACCCTAAATTAATTGGTTTATTGTTGACCGAGCAAGTGGCGTGGTATTTTTTTAAAGTGTGCGGCACGAAGTGGACCCCCCCTTGGATACGCACTATTAAGACCCTCGTTTTTGTGTAGTAAACTATTTAGTGCGCCTGACACAAAACAACATTTGTCGGGGCAATACACAGTATTGCCCGGTTCAATTATGTCCTTGTCTAGTTCTTTGTCTGACCAGTCTTGGTCAACCATCCACAGCCTAAAGTTTGTAAATGACAACCAGTCATCGCAGACCGTGACATTTTTGTATGTCGGTCGAATGGCATGAACTGCCGGTGAATATGCACGTCCAAGCATGGTTCGCCATCTTTGATAATACGGGCAATATAATTTTTTACCATTGACACGGGTTGTCACCGAATAGTTAGCGTCATTTACACCGTGGCCCTGTACTAATTTTTTCATATTTTCTCCGAGTTGGTGTTTCGGTCTTATTTTCTCCGAGTTGGTGTTTCTGTTTCCTTGATTTAAATATAGGCGCGTTGCCGGAAACAGTCAAGCGTTTACATTTAAATCACAGTCGGTCGCATGTTCAGCCCTGCCAATGCCGTCAATTTATCGACTTCAGCAATATACCAATCATAGTTTATCGGGCGCACCGGGAACGCTGACAAGTCTGAAATATCCGTGACAGTCTGACCCTTGCACTGGTGCGACACCGTTTGACCATATTTCGATTTCACGCCGGTGTGACAACGTGCATCCCATGGTGTGCCGTGAACGTCTAGTTCGGTACCTTCAGGCGTGATTTTCTTCTGTGCGGCTGTCAGCCTGCTTTTTTGTTTCCAGGCACCGTCAAGGCGACCTTTGGGCGGTGGTGACACCTTCAACAACGTTTCGCCACCGATTGACACATAATAGCGGGTGATCTTCTGTGCTGGCTTCTCTGTGCCGTCTGCGGCCTTCAAAACCTGATATGATTTACCCTTGGCACGACCACGCCGGGCGAAGTCCAGAAAATCACGGTGGTTCCGCACGAATTCAACCCGGTCAACACTGTCAAACAACACAGCTTCGGCAGCTTTCGCCACGACCAGCGAACTGAAGTCTTGGTGCCACCCGATAGGCTTGCGGTCTTGTGCTGGGACATGGTCATATGCGCCAATGCGTTTGATTTTACCGTCAACGGATTTTGCCAGATAATTGTTGACGTCGCGAATGTGCATTTCTTGGTAATTGACTTCTTCAAGTTCCAACTGTGTGTATTTTTGCCACCAATCAGTGACCGCGTCGAAATTCACCCGCTGGTTTCGCGGCACCTTGAACGTCGCACCGTCAGTGTTCAGCTGAATTAATTTCACACCCGGAATTAACGTGTAACGATCAACAGCCATCAACAATAATAGTTGCCCGTTGATCGTGATTGACATTGTGCATTTAGGATCAAAGAAAACTGAAAAAGTGCTGTTCGTGTTTCCATAGACCCCATTTGATGCAAGTTTCAACATGCCGTTTTCCGGTGTACCTTTGGCGTGCGTCTTTCGTTCGGCGGCAACTTCGGCATAGGCATCACAGAACAACGAACCGAGGTGTTCCGGGTAAAGACCATTCGCCACGGCGACCGCCGGATAAAACCCGGACACATCAACGTCGATAACTTCGGTTTCGGCGTCGGCAAAGATTGATTGCCTGTGAACTGACCCATGAATGCCACCGGTGCCGATGGAATATTCGACACCGTCAACGAAGCCCTTATATGTCAGACTACCCTTCGTGCTGTAAATCGTCTGCGCCATCATGTAATCTAGGGCGCTGTTGAATTCCGCACTTTGAAAATTGATGTATGGAAAAATGATTTCTGAAAGTTTGATTGAATTCCTGATTGTCTGGCGCGGTTCGCGCTTACCATTCACGCGGGTGTAACATGACCCCGGCGACGCGGTTTCTAGTTTGTTGGTGAAATACTTGACGCCGATTCCGACGTCATTGTCGTTCATGAAATCAAGCCCATAGCGGTCGGAAAATTCAAACCGCGACTGAATTTGCGGCATTGAAAAATGGAAGAATCGTAACGTGTCGTCTATATCATCCCACATGTAAACGACCAATTCACGCGATTGTTCAAACGTCAACACTGTGCCGGGTGGGTATGGTAAGTCACCAATACTTTTCGACCGCATGACAAACTCGACGGCTTTCAGCGACGTCGGTTTTGCACTGTTGTATTGCATGTGGTGAATTAACTGAAGGTCTAGTTGTTTGGCGTGGCGCTGATTACCCCACACCATGAATTCAATTTTGTCTTTACTGTCGATGATGGCTTGCGCACGCTGGTAAATTTGCCAGACTGTGACGGTCGGACCGGTTTCAATAATGAAGTGCAGAACCGGGTAGTCAAAACCGACGTTGTTAAACCCGACCATGAAACCGCCACGGGCCTGAATGGCAAACACAAATTCAATCAACTGTGTAAAATCGTTTTTCCATTCACTGATTTCAAATTCCCACCGTTCACCGGTCTGCACACTGGTGAAACCAACGACAAAAATGTTCGGGTAAGTTTCTTCGTCATAAATGAAAAATTCGCGCGGTTGGTTGTTCATGCTGTGTCTAGCGATTTGATGAATTCAACCAAGCCTTCGTGCGCGTAGTCTAGGGAATAAGACCCGTCAGCACTTGTGTCGTCACCTTCAATAATACCGTCAAGAACGGACGTCAGCGCTTTAACGCCTGTTTCACCGTTAAAGGTGAACGCTTCCACGGCATCAATAAATTTACTGTGTTCCATGTCGTACCCCTGTAAAAATAAACGGCGCGACCATTACAGCCGCGCCGTTCCCTGTTGCTTTATTGCGGTTGCAGAATTTGCGGATTAGGTGCGTATGTCCCCGGCGCTGGATTAGTAGGGGATGCAATCTGATTCGCCGCTGTAGCCACAATAGGATTGCCCATTGTATCGACGCCAGCCGGGGCAACCGGGCCGGGCGCAGCGTTTGGGTCCGCATAAACCGGCTGCGGCTGTTGCTGCATGACCGGCTGCGGCTGTTGCTGCATGACCGGCTGCTGTGCGGGC